GCTGCGTCACCCTGATCGCGGGCGACATCGCCAAGATGCGGCCGATGCTCGTGCAGGACGACGACGACGGTATTCAGCGCGAAGTCACCGACCCGCAATTTGCGGTCTATCGGCAAGTCCTCGAGCGCCCGAATCACTACCAGAACCGCATTCAGTTCCTCATGTACTGGATGCTCTCCAAGCTCACTCGCGGCAACGCCTACGCGCTGAAGATTCGCGACAACCGCAACGTGGTCACGGATCTCTACCTGCTCGATCCGACGCGCGTGCGGCCGATGATCGGTCCGACTGGCGATGTCTATTACGCCTGCGGCCAGGACGTCTTGAGTCAAGTCGACGAAGCGAGCGTCGTCATTCCCGCTCGCGAAATCATTCACGATTTGATGTTCCCGCTCTATCACCCGCTGGTCGGGTTATCGCCGGTGTATGCCTGTGGGCACTCGGCCATGTTGGCGTTGGAGCACATGACGAACGCCAGCCGCTTTGCGAAGAACGGCTCGATGCTCGGCGGCCTGCTCGTCGCGCCAGGACAGATCAGCGCCGATACCGCGAAGCGGCTCGAGGAGCACTGGAACAACAACTACGCCGGTGCAGAGAATGCCGGCAAGATCGCGGCGCTTGGCGATGGCCTGAAATTCGAGACGCCGGAACTGATGACGGCGGTCGACTCGCAGGTGATCGAGCAATTGAAGTGGACCGACGAGAAGATTTGCGCGACGTTCCACGTGCCGGGCTACAAGGTCCAGGTCGGCCCGCAGCCGTTGAACAACAACGTCGACGCGCTCGCTCAGGAATATTACGGGCAGTGTCTCCAGATTCAGATCGAGGGCATTGAACTCTGTCTCACCGAGGGGCTCGAACTCAAGTCCGGGTTCGAAGTCGAGCTCGATGTGGACTGCCTGCAGCGCATGGATGCGACGCAGAAGATGGAGTCCACGACTAAGGGCGTGATCGGCGGCATTTTCACGCCGAATGAAGCCCGCGAGAAGTACAACCTGTCACCGGTCAAAGGCGGCGACGTCGTTCTGCTCCAGCGTCAGAACTGGCCCATCGACTTGCTCGGCTCAGATAGCGCGCCGCCGACTCCCAAGGCGTCAGCTGAACCAACACCTGCGCCGACACCAACGAAAGACTTAATGGCACAAGTCTGCGAGGCGATTGAGCGGAAGTCGTTCTCCGCAGGGCTTTGTATGAGAACTTCGAAATGATTGCGTTTCTTCTTGTTGGCTTCACTGGTCAGGATTTGCAGATTTGTTTCGACGTGCAACCCGCAAACGAGCGGACTCTGTAAAGGGATGATGTGATCGACCTCGTGTCGCATGCCAGTCTCTCGTGTCAGCCGAATGGCTTCGCTATAGAAGGCTCGGATCGCGTCGAGATTCGCCCAAGATGGCATAGCGTGTTTCTTCGCTGCGCAGCGCTTCATGATGAGCGCGTTGACACGATCCGGGTTCGCCTTCGCCCAGCGTCGATAACCGTCTCTACGTTGCGTCTGATTCGCCGCGCGCCACTTCACTCCGTATTCGTAACGTTCCTGTTTGCGCTTCTGCGCCCATATCGAGTGCGCCCGTGGATGCTTACGTCTCCACTCAGCGCAGTAGGTTCGTCTCTTATCGCGATGAGGCAGGGCCTTGGCCTGTTCGCAGGCCCGGCAGCGCGTCTCGCAGCTTGGATAGAAGTCAGCGCTCGGCTTTGTGGTCTTGCAACATCGGCAAAACCTGGTCAGCCTCGTCGGATCGGCCAACCGCTGCTGGCGCGCAAGTACGCGCGCATGATCGCGCCGGCGTTTTTTAGCTTTTCGTTCTTCGTCGGTCATCGGAGGACCGTCGCATGAGCGCGTCAGAAGCAGACGCACTTGCTGATGTCGTCGTCAGCACGATGCAGAGAGCGCTCACGCCTATTTTAGCCGATGTCAAGGTGCTCCAGTCTCAGATCGCGAGCTGGGAAGCGCGTTGGTGCGACATCGGCACACTTAGAGAGCGCATCGCTGTCATCGAATCGAAGAGTGGCCTTGTAAGCGGCGAGGCAGTCGAACTACGAACAGATGGTTTTGCGGAGATCACCGATGTCCGCAAGCGACTGGAGCAGCTCGAAGCGCGCGCGCTGGTGCCGGGGCCAGTCGGTGCTGCAGGGCGCGACGGCGTTGATGGCAAAGACGGCCGCGACGGGATCGACGGAAAAGATGGCACCGTCGGCCCTCAAGGCGAGCGCGGCGCAGCAGGTGAACGCGGAGAGAAGGGTGAACCCGGCACGAACGGGTTGGACGGTGCGATTGGACTGCCAGGTCCGGCCGGCGAACGCGGTCCCCAAGGTGAACGTGGCGAGAGAGGCGAACCCGGCCTCACCGGTGAGCGCGGACTACACGGTGCTGACGGCCAAGCTGGACGCGATGGACAACCAGGCGTTCCAGGACGGGATGGACAGCCAGGCGAAAAAGGCCTTGACGGATCAGCAGGTCGCGATGGCAAGGATGGTCGCGACGGTGTTGACGGAAAAGACGGCCGCGACGGCGTCGTCACGCTCGAAGCCGTCACGCTCGAGCAGATCGACGAGCGCCAGGCGCGCTTCGTGCGCGCGGACGGCACGCCGATCCCTGGCGTGCTGAAGTTCGCGGTGCCACTCGATCGCGGTGTCTATGTCCAAGGCAAAACCTACGAGAAGGGCGACAGCGTCTCGTTCGGCGGTTCGCTCTGGATCGCACAGCGAGATACGGAAGCGATCGAGAAGCCGGGCGACGGGTCGCCAGCGTGGCGCCTTGCCGTGAAACATGGCCGAGACGGCCGTGAAGGGAAAGTTGGACCCGAAGGCCCGAAAGGTTCGAAGGGCGATCCGGGCATGCCAGGGAGGGATCGGTGAACCCGATCGTTCCGCGGTCGTTTCCCTGTGAAACCGTCGTCATTCTGGCCGGTGGCCCGAGCCTGACGAAGGCACAGGTCGATGCGGTGCGCGGCCGCGCGCGCGTGATCGCCGTCAAGGATGCCGTGCAGCTGGCGCCGTGGGCCGACGTGCTCTACGCATGCGATGCGAAGTGGTGGCGGCACTACGGCGACACCGTTGGGTTTGCGGGTCCGAAGTACGCGCTCGAAGCGGCCGCGGCGAAGTGGGCCACGGTGCTGCGTAACGCCGGCGAGCTCGGCCTCGAACTCGATCCGACTGGGCTCCGCACCGGACGGTGCAGCGGCTATCAAGCCATCAACCTCGCGGTTCACCTCGGCGCCGCGCGGATCATCCTGCTCGGCTACGACGCGAAACCGTCCGCCGATGGTCGGCGCAATTGGTTCGGCGAGCGGCCGCGGTCGTATTGGCTGGCCCTTCCGGCCTATGACCAGAGGATCCTGCAGTGCTGGCCGACGATCGTCCAGCCGCTCGCGGCGCTTGGCGTGGACGTCCTGAATGCGACGCCGGGATCGGCGCTGGACATCTTCCCGCGCGTCTCACTCGACGACGCCCTACAGCAGGTGGCCGCGTGAGACCGACGCCACCCTATCGCATCTTCATCGGCTGGGACGCCTCGCAGATGCGTGCGTGGAACATCGCGCAGTACTCGCTGAAGACGACGACGCAACAACCGGTCGATATCCAGCGCATTGCGATGCGGCATTTGCGGCAAATGGGCCTCTATCGCCGGCCGACGGCGTTGACCGAGCACGGGTATTGGGACGATCTCTCCTGTGCGCCGATGTCGACCGGCCACGCGATCGCGCGCTTTCTCGTGCCGGCGCTCTGTGGCTATGAAGGTTGGGCGCTCTTCACCGATGGCGATGTCTTATTCCGGTCAGACGTGGCAGCGCTGTTCGCGCTGGCCGATCCCGCCTACGCGGTGCAGGTCGTGCAGCACCAGCACGTGCCCCATGAAGCCACGAAGATGGAAGGCGAGACGCAGACACGATACGCGCGGAAGAACTGGTCGTCGGTGATGCTGTTCCACTGCGGGCATCCGGCGAACCAGGCGCTGACTGTAGACCTGGTCAATACGGCGCCCGGACGGGACCTACATGCCTTCTGCTGGCTGCCTGACGATCTGATCGGCGAGTTGCCGGCGGAATGGAACGTCCTCATCGGCGAAGAGGCGCATCCCAACCCGTCTATCTGTCACTTCACACTCGGCCTACCAGACATGCCGGGCTATGAGCATGTCGAGTACGCAGACGCGTGGTACGCGGCCGCACGGCGCTGCGGCTATCGGCTCGCCCGGCCAGACAAGGCGGTCGCGTGATCGCGACGGCTCCGGCGTTCGAGTTGCGGCGTTTCCCGCTCGAGTCCGATCGGGCGAAGGCCACGCTCAACGCCTTGCAGCGCGCGATGCCGACCTTTCGGCCGGACCCGTCGTGGCTCGTGCTGTGGGGGCCTGGCGCCCCGAACCGGTTCGCGCCGATGCGTGAGCACCTCGCCGCGGGCGGTCATGTCATCGCGCTCGATCTGGCCTACTGGCATCGCGAAACGAAGTTCCGGGTGTCGATCGATGCGGCGCATCCGCAAGCCTGGGTGATGAAGCGCGACTGGCCGGCCTCGCGGTTCGCCGGCGCCGTCCCCGTCGCCGACGTCTGGAATCCGGACGGCCCGATCCTCATCGCGGGCCTCGGCCAGAAGGCCACCGTGCAGTATGGCGCCGATGTCGTGCAGGCCTGGGAACTCGAGATGGCCGCCGCCTGCCGCGCGCGCTGGGCGAGGCCGATCGTGTACCGCCCAAAGCGATCCGACGGTCCGGTACCGGCAGGCCTGTCACGTGGCGTTCCGGCGGAGATCGATCGCGCACTTCGTGGGGCGTCACTCGTCATCACCTGGCATTCGAATGTAGCGGTGGACGCGATCCGTATGGGCATTCCGGTGATTTGCCGGGACGGAGCGGCTGCCGCCGTCTGCCCATCGTCCTTGCCAGCCGGCGAGCTGCGGCCGCTCGATCCGGCGCTCCGTGATCGCTTTCTGCAGAACCTGGCGTGGTTCCAATGGTCGACGACCGAAGCGCGCGCCATGTGGCGGTTTCTCGCGGATCTGCTCGCATGACCGACTCAATTCGCGTCGTCGCGCCGTTTCGACCGTTTCCGCCGGAGGCGCCGCATCATCAGGAGCTCGCGGCCTTCGATTGGATGGACGCCATCGCCATGCTGACCGACAGCGTGCGCGCGTCCTGCGGCGTCGAATTGCGTGTGTTGACGGACGTCGACACGGACCTGCCCTGTTCGACGCTGCAGTACCAGACGACGCATCGCCGGCTGATGCTCTGGTACCTCGAGATCGCCGCCTGTTACCTCGACTCGCCCGCATTCGATCGCGACACGATCGCGCTCGATTCCGATCAGCTCGTCTATCAGGATTTGGCGTCCTGGTTTGCCTCTCGCATGGACATTGGGATCGTGATTCGCGCCACACCGAAAGGGCTGCCAGGCTTCCCGATCCTCAACGGCGTGCAGTTCTGGGCGCATCGGGCCAAAGCGAAGCTCGTGGAGTTCTATCGCGACGCGTTGGCGATCGCCGAGCAGCTGCCGGAAGCCGACATCGTGTGGGGCGCCGATACGGTCGCGCTCTGTCGACTGCTCGAACCGCTCAGCGTCGGGATGCACGATCGCTCGGGACTGCGTGTGCGGTTTATTCAAGGCAACGACCTCATCGAAGCGTTGTCACTGGTCCAGATTCGTCATCTGGAAGCCGGCAAGATGCAGCGCCCGACCCGACCCGTGCTGGATTTCAGGAACACGCGGAAGCCGTACATGCGTGCGGTCTACGAGGCGACGATCGCGCGGACGGTGCAGGCATGAAAGCCGTGAGTCCGTACCGTCCGTTCGCGCCCGAGAGCCCCGCGCATCTGAAATTGGGGGCGTTCGACTGGCCCGCCGCGCTGACGATGTTGCGCGCGAGCGTGCGCGAGTCCTGCCAGTGCGAGACGTTCGCGCTGACGGATCGCGCCACGCAGTTGCCGGTCCCTGCGCATCGGTATGACACGCACGAACCGCGGTTGATGCTGTGGCTGCTCGAAGTCTGCCTGCGCTATCTCGAATCATCGGACTTCGATGAGGACACGGTGATGCTCTCGCCGGATGTGCTCGTCTTCGATGATTTGCGGCCATGGTTCCGGGCTGATCTTGGCGTCATCGTCCGCGTGGCCAAGAAGTTCGCCGACAAAAAGCCATTGCTCAACGGCGTCCAGTTCTGGCGTGTGGAAGCACAGGATCGACTCGTCGCCTTCTATCGAGCGGTCCTCGCGCTCGCCCGCACCTTACCCGAGTCGGAGATTTGCTGGGGGGCGGATACGGAACCGATCCGCCGATTGTTGCATCCGCTACAGGCTGGGCCGATGGAACGCGCTGGCCTCTCGGTGTTCGGGATTCGCCGGATGCAGATGTTTGTCACGGTGTCCTCGGTTGACATCGCGAACATTCGCGCCGGCGGTCGGCCGTCTCCGCTGACGCCGATCATCGACTTCAAATATCTCCGGAAGCATCACATGCGGGACTACTTCAACGCCACCCTCGGTGAGAGGGCGACGGCATGAAGTTTCAGCACGGCTGGGCGTTTCCCGACGTCGACGAGTTCATGGTGAACCAGCTGCATGCGGACGGCAGCTATCAAGGCTCGCATCTCGATGCGGCGCTGCTCCACGTCAAGGACTTCAGCCTCGCGATCGATGGCGGCGCCCATGTGGGTACGTGGTCCAAGCCGCTCAGCGCGCGGTTTGAACACGTGATCGCCGTCGAGCCGAGCCCGGATACGTTCGAGGCCTTGCAACGCAATCTGGAGGCGTTCGGCTGCGCCAACGTCGACGCACGAAACATCGCGATCGGCGCGGCGCCTGGTTCGGTATCGATGATGCTCGACGGTCGGGGTGCGGAACTGGCGAACACCGGGGCGCGCTACGTGCAGGGCAAGGGCACGATTCCGATGGAACCGATCGATGCATGGGGCCTGCCGACTCTCGGTTTCCTGAAGTTGGACATCGAAGGGTCAGAATTCGCGGCTCTCGTCGGCGCGCGCAAGACGTTGCTTCGTTGCCGGCCGATCGTGCTCTTCGAAAACAAGAACCTCTGGAAGCGGTACGGGGCGGATCGCAACGCGCCACACGGCTTCCTGATCCAGTTGGGCTATCGCCAACTCGCGAAGATTTCGATGGATGAAATTTGGGGGCCGTCGCGATGAACGTACTGTTCATCGGGGCCGGCAAAGGCTCCTGGACGATCCGCGGCGAGCAACTCGGGGCGGCGGTGGGCGCGCGCGTCACCTCAGCGCCGTCGTCAGCCGATTGGCGCTGGGCGGACGTCGCCGTGCTCGTGAAGCGGGCCGGCCTGACGCATGCCGCCGAGGCGCGCGCCGCCGGCGTGCCGGTGGTCTGGGACATGCTCGACTGCTGGCGACAGCCGGCAGAGAACGGTGTCAGCCCGGCGCATGCCCAGGCCATGCTGCTGGCGCAGCTGCGCGCGGTGCAGCCGGTGCTGGCGATTGGCGCCACCCAAGCTCAGGCCGATGCCGTTGGCGGCCGTTATCTGCCGCACCACAGTCGCCCAGGACTCGAACCGGCCCAGATCCGAGACACCTGCCAGGTCGTGGCCTACGAGGGTAACGCGGCCTATCTGGGTGGCTGGATGGGCCTCATCTCGCGGGCCTGTGTCGCACGGGGCTGGCAGTTCGTCGTCAACCCGCCCGATCTGCGCGAGGCCGACATCGTCGTCGCGCTCCGCGACGGCCCGTGGGATGGCTGGGTCTGCCGCGAGTGGAAAAGCGGCGTGAAACTCGTGAACGCGATCGCCGCGGGGCGGCCGGTGATTACGCAGGCCACCGCCGCTTGGCGTGAGATCGATCCGCCAGGATCAGTGATCGAGACGCCGAACGAATTGCCGGCCGTGCTCGATTTCTGGGCCGATGCGCAGGCACGGGAGATGGCGCGGCGGCAATCTGCGGTGATCGCGCCGTGCTATCGCCTCGACGCGGTGGCCGGCCGCTATCAGGCGTGGCTCCACGCCATCGGAGCGCCATGTTCCGCGTAATTGACACCGTCGACACGCTGATCACGGCACCGGTCCAGCCGCCGATGACGGTCGACCACGCGCGCCGGCACATCCGCGCCATCTCGCGCGAAGACGACGTCCTGATCGCCACCTGGATACAAGCCGCGGCGCAGTACTTCGAAGCACAGACTGGCAGGCAGATCATTACCGCGACGCGCGAGCTCTGGATGGACGCGTTCCCGTGCCAGTTCTACGGTGGCCAATGGTGGGGCGGCCCGTCGGCGACGCGGCAGCGGATCGAACTGCCGCATCCGCCGCTCCAATCCGTCGTCAGCGTGAAGTACATCGACAGCACCGGTACCGAGCAGAGCTACAGCGATGGCGGCTCGCCCGATGCGCCGTTCTATCAGGCGAAAGCTCCGCAAGGTCCCTACGCGAGGCGCGGCTACGTCGAGCCGATCTACGGGAACACCTGGCCGGTCGCACGCTGCGAAGGTGGCGCGGTCCGGATTCAGTACGTCTCGGGCTACGGCGACACGCCCGATGACGTGCCGGAACTCGTGACGGGGATCCTCTGCTATCTCGTCGCGCACTTCGATACGGTGCGGGCGGCGGTTCACGAAGTGCGGCGTGGACAGATGCTGGAATTGCCCTACGGCGTGCGGGCGATGATGGACGAGTTCAAGTATTCGGCCTATCCGACGGTCACACCCAAACAGCACGGCTACGGCGGAGGGCCTTGGCTGTGAACTATGGCGACCTCCGCAACCTCGTGACCGTGGAGAACCCAGGCGCCGCCGTGCCGGACGGTGATGGCGGATTCACGCTGACGTACACGGCCGCCGATCCAGGCACGTGGTGGGCGTCGATTGAGAAGGCCACGCAACGGGCAAGCGAGGCGCGCTTTTCAGGCACCGTCATCGCGCACGCGTCCTACATCTTATCGGGGCGTTTTCATCCTGGGATCGGAGCGCAGACGCGCCTCTCCTGGACGGATCGGGCTGGTGCGCGGCATCACACCAACGTGATGGACGTTGACGATGTCGAAGGACGCGGCGTGGAGACAACCGTGCTCGTGTCTGAGGTCACGACATGAGCCAGAACGCGCTGACGTTCGATGGTCTGGCCGACCTCCAACATGCGCTGGAGCAGCTGCCGAACGACATGACGGGAGAAGCGGCGCACATCGTCGAGGCCGCGGCCAACAGCGCCGCCGCGACGATCAAGGCGGAGTACCCCGTGCGGACCGGTGAGCTACGCGATCGACTCACCGTCGACTTCTCGCGCGACGGCTTGAGTGTCGTCGGCACCGTGCGTAACACATCGAAGCTGGCGTGGATTTTCGAGAATGGCACGCAGGCACGGCACACCGAGATCGGGGCGAACCGCGGCGCGATGCCGCCGGGTCACGTCTTCATTCCGACGGTGGCGGCGCGTCGCCGGCAAATGTACGCCGAGTTGCTGGAACTGGTGAAGCGGAACGGATTCGAGGTCTCAGGCGATGTCTGATTCCTCTGATATCGATGCCGCGATCAGTGCCCGCCTACTGGGCGACGCCACGTTGATGGCGCTGATGCCCGATGGGGTGTTCTTCGATGAGGCCGCGCAGAACGCCCAGAAGTTCGTGCTGATTTCGTTGCTCGATGAGCATGACGAACCGATCTTCGGTGCGCGCGGGTACGAGGACGCGTTGTATCTGGTCAAGGCGGTCGCGCTCTCGTCAAGCGGCGCGAACGTGAAAGCGGCCGCGGCGCGGATCGATGCGCTGCTCGAGGATCAACCGCTGACGGTCGCCGGGTATACCTGGATGACCGTGCATCGGGAAACGCGCGTGCGGATGGCCGAAGTCGACGACGTCGATCCGTCGATCCGTTGGCAACACCGAGGCGGCCATTATCGCGTGCAATTCAGTCTGGGGTCGTAACGAGGAAACATTCAGAGAAGGGCAGGTAGCGTATGAGCATTCTCGCAGGACGGTATGGTCAGGTGGCGTTCGATTCGGGACCGGCGAGCCCGGTCAATCCGCAAGTGATCGCCTCCATCAACACGTGGAAGCTGAGCCTCAAGACGAACTACGAGGATGTCAGCTGCTTCGGTGACACGAACAAGGTGTACGTGCCTGGCCTGCGCGACATCTCCGGGTCGTATGGCGGGTTCTGGAATTCGGCGGAACTCACGCCGATCCACGCCAGCAACCTCACGACACCCGGTTATCTGCAGCTGACGCCGAACTCGAACGAACCGACGTTCCTGTTCGGTGGCCTGGCGTACCTCGACGCGGACATCGATTGTTCGATGAGCGCGCCGAAGATCACCGGGTCGTTCGTCGCCGCCGGTCCGTGGGTGACGCCGTAAGGCTCGACCCGTGGCGCCGGTTCAACAGAACGCCTTTCGGCTACGTGGGAGTCGTGCGGAAATCCTCTGGGGTTACCGCACGGCTGCCACGATCAGCTCGTGGTCGATCTCACGGAAGAAAGACGTCTGGACGCTGACCGCGAAAGCTGAGCACGTCGACGAATATCAGGCCCGGCAACGGCCGCTGATGTTCACCGCCCCGAGGCCGGGCGGGTTCTGGTCCTGGCCGATCGAATCGTTGCACGTGGGTCCGAGCCAACTGGTCGCAGAACTGGGTCAACCCGAACACTAAGGGGAGTGCCACATGGGCCGTTCGTTTTTCGTCCAACCGGAGACGATGCGGTTGAATCTCGCCGACGTTCACCGCCGCGCGATCGAGGAATTGATCGCCACCAATCCGAAGAAGCTCTCGCAGAAGGACCTCGACAAAGAGATCGAGTCGCTCGACGCGAAGGCGCAGGCCATCGAAGGCAACTACATCGAGGTCAAGAAGCGCCTCACTGTCGGTGAGCAGCGCCACATTTTCGCGCGCATGGTGCGCGACTTCCGTCCCGGCGAACAGCCGACGCTCGATCCGACGCAGGTCGGCATCTCGAAGGTCATCGAATATCTCACGGCATGGGGCGGCCCTGGCTTCGTCGACGAAGACGGCCGAGCGGTGAAATTCCCGAAGCCGATCGCATCGACGTTCAAGGACCGCGAGAGTCTCCTGAGCCAGCTGCATGGTGACGTGTACAACGACATCTCCGCGGCGATCGATTGGCACGAAACGGAGCAGGCACGCGAGTGGAGCGAGGAAAAAAACGGGACGGATGGCGCGAAGAGTTCCGCAGCGATCTCGCCATCTGTCGTGTGATGCGCTGGACCTACGCGGAGGTGCAAGCGTTCCCTGCGGACCTCTACCAGGAACTGCTGGCGTGGGTGAGTGAACGTGCGGCTGACATCCTGGACTTGATGGAAGGCTAATGGCGATCACCGGAAAATTCGTCGCCGATTTCTCGTCCTTTAAGGACGCCGTCGACAAGGCGCAGGTGCAGCTGCGCGATTTCGAGTCGGGCGCCGGGAAGGTCGGCACTGCGTTGAACAAGATGGTCGATCAGTTTTCTGGTCGCCAGCTGATTCAGCAAGCCACGGAAATGGCGAAGGCCATCGAGAGCATCGGCGGGCCGGCGAACCTGACGGCGTCTGAACTGGCCAGGGTTGGCACGGTCGTGAACGATGCCTCAGACAAGATGCGCAAGATGGGCATCGATGTCCCGCCGGCCTTCCACGAGATCAGCGATGCGGCCGAGAACCTCAGCAAGTCTACCGGCGGATTGCTTGGGATGCTACGCAATCTCGGCGAGAGCTTCGTCGCCCGTGTTGCCGAAGGCGTGTTGCTTCGCGATGCCGTCCGAGAGTTGATCGATATCGGCAAGGCCGCGTTCGAAAACGCCGCGCAGTTCAAGGACCTTGCTTTGGCGACGGGGTTGTCGACAGACGCCATTCAGAAGTTCAGCTACGTCGGCGCGGAGTTCGGCATCGACACGCAGACGATGGCGCGCGGGATCGAGCAGCTGTCATCGAAGCTCGCCAACGGTGACAAGAATGCCGTCACGGCGGTGACGAGCCTCGGGTTGAGCGTCAAGGCGCTGCTTGCCGAAGGACCGGAGAAAGCGTTCCTGGACGTGGCGGACGCGGCTGGCCACGTCGAAGACCCGATGACGAAGAGCGGCCTCGCAGCGGAACTCTTCGGACAACGTCTCGGCAAGACGCTCTTGCCAGGCCTTGGGGAACTCAAAACCAAAATCAACGAGGTACCGAAGAACGCGATCATTTCCGAGAAGGATATCGAGAACGCGCATACGCTCGAAGTCGGCATCAGCCATCTCATCACGAAGATCGAGTCGTACGCGGTCAAGGTCGCGAGCCTCAACAAAGACGAAGAGCACTTCGCCGGACTGATCGCCGCAAATGCGAAGCTCGGGCTGGGCGATTTCACGGCCGGCTACGAAGCGCTGCCGAAATCGTCTGGCACAACGACCGCGAGTTCGAATGCGGACTTGACCGGCAATCGGATCAAGTTCCTTCAGGATCAGGCCGCGGCCGCCGCGCAGCTCACGCAGGTGCAAAAGAACCAGATCGCAACCCTGCACCAACTCGGCGAGGGCGAGGCGGACATCGCCAAGCTCGTCACGGACAACAACGTCCCGGCCGTGCATCTTTACATCGAGGCGCTGAAACAGGCCCAGACGAGCGCCGAGCAGTTCCAAAAGGCGGTCGAGAACCTCCAGCCGATCCTGAATAGTTCCGCCTGGGACGGCTCGATTCAGAGCATGTTGAAGCTCGGCGGCTCAGTCCGCGACACGGCCATCTATTTCGGCCAGTCCGAGGGTGTGATCAAGAACGTCGAGGCGAGCATGAAGGCGCTCGCCGACGTGATGAAAGTCGAGGCCAGTCCGTCGCTGACGCAGTTCGCGGGCAAGCTGCACGAACTCGGCACGGAGGTCCCGCAAAAGGCGTTCGACGACATCTACAACTCGCTGAGCAAGATTCAGGATATCGAGCACGGCACCACGCGCGGATTCGAGGATCTTCCGAAAGCCGCCAAGCCGGCGATGGAGGACCTCGCCACGGCGTTCACTCCGGCGCAAAAGGCGGCGCTGCTGCTCTCACAGACGGTCACGCAGCTGCCGAATCTTCTCTTGCAT